TACACAGGTGATTTGGCGGGATTTTACATAGGTTGTTTTCATATTGATGGGTTTAGGTTGATGGTTAAATTTTAGGGAGTTCGATATTGTGTTCTATCCATTCTTGGATTTCGTCCACCTCTTCGGGCGTGAAGGATTCGTACATAAGTTTTGGGTCGTCAAATTCTACCGATGAACAATTGAATGCAGGTATGTCCTCATTCGTGTATTTGCCCGAGATTTCATGGCCGTCCACATTGATGCAGAAGCGAATGGTTATCTCTGCACGGACAATTTCTTGGAATTCTTTGCTGATTTCTAACATATTGATGGGGTTGAGTGGACGATGTTTGAATTGAAAAAGTACACTATAGTAGACTTTTTATTTGTTGTTGAATTCATTAATACAAAGGTACGGCTGATGTCTCATTGTACAAATAGCATTTACCAAGATGATCGATAATAGAAGTCGCATTGGTTTTCGGGTTCCTCTGCGAGGACTTTCTCTAGCATTTCTGCGGTTTCTTTGATGTCTTGGAAGTAGAACTCGTCGTAATCTGTTGACCCAAAGAAGCACCCTTCAACTGTTGGGAGTATCTCCGATGAGTGATCGGGCTTTGCGATTACTTGCCTGCATTCGTGCAGAAGGTCTCTAAGGTTGTCCCTTGACACAAAATACTCCTCGCAGTTGTCCATTCCGCCTTGGACATTTTCTACAAACCACCGGTGGATTTGGTTTGACTTACGCCACGAGTGGATTTGCTCCTCAATGTAGGATACCCGTTCGGGCTTGATGTGTGGTACGTCTACGCCACCACACTTGACGGTTACACTATGCCGTTTGTCGGGAGTCATATGGCTCCAATTTTGGACATAGGTTTTCTTGGATAGATACATGTCTAGTCCCATAGCAGATTTTGTTTGGTATATCTCCCATCCCGGAGTTTGGTTTTGTTTAAGGGTTTTGGTGAAGTTCTGGAAATATAAATACTGTGCCTGGGTCGTACCATTCGGCATACCACCCGTTCTTGGATAGCAGTTTCATAAACGACTTGAGGATTCCTCCGGAGTAATTCTTGGATGAATCGTTGTAGTACGCAAATGCGGTTCCACCTTTGTAGGTGTATCCGCATTCTCCACATAGCCAAATGCCGTTCGTCCACCATTCAGGTATGTCCATGCCCCAAAAGTCCTCCGTGGTACGGATTAGGGGTTTGTGCCGGTCATTTGGGTCTTCGGTTTGCAGGGATTCGGCCAATATGGCCATCATCGCCTCTCTTGTTTTGTTTAGGCTCACGGCTTTAGGGATAAAGGGTTGTAAGGAATAGGAATGCTCGCGTTAATGCATACAGACCAAGGATGCCGAGTGCGGCAACAAACAAGGTCTTTAGGATTTCTCTAATTGGCATCTCTTTTCAGTTTTTAGTATTGAGTTGAGTTCCTTTTTGATTCGCCTTGCATCATCGCCTCGCCAAGTTTGTGCATTGCTCAAGAAATACAGGACAATAGAGTCTCCTGAGTCAAGGCCGTAGTCGTCATAAACTGAATTCAGACTACGCATTGCATCAATGTATGGCACAGCACCAAAATATGGGTTAGGCCAAGTTCTACGAATTTCTGCGGCTATTTCGTAGAGGGGTCTTTGGGATTGATTTGACATGGTTTTTGAGTTGGTTTAGTGAATTAGTATACTATAGTAGACTTTTACCATTGAGAGACACGAATGAATTCTGATGTCTGATTGCTGAAGCGGTGTTTCCTACGCTCCTTCCTTGATGAAACCCATTTAGGGTCTACCATTGGGATGGCCTCAAACAAAGCCTTTGGCTTTTGCCTCAAGTACTTTGTTTCGCCTCTTTGCAGATAATTTTCTGCAAGCCTTTTATCCTTTATGCAAGGATGGTCAACTAAATAAAACATATGTGGTTGATTTTGTTTTTGCCTACTTGGTATTGGCATCGGCATTCCAAATGAATAGTATACTATAGTAGACTTTTTTGATAGCATCTCTATGGTGTAGCATTCAATAATACAAAGATAGGCAAGTTTTCCCATTTGACAAATAGCATTTACTGTTCAACGGAACGCATCGCATTGGTTCGCCACTCCTTGCGAGATTTATTCAAAAAGTATACTATAGTAGACTTTCCCGGTTTTGTTTTGTTACGCTGCATCGCACCGCATCGCATATGATAGTGATAGTGACTTTTTTTCTGTACTCGATCGAGTTTTACGAATGAGTGCCAGGGAACAACAATGTGTTATGAAGGCAATTAGTTTGTATTGTGTTACGAAAGTATGGGCAAAAAAAAACCCCTTGCTTTTCGCAAGGGGTCTGTAACACATTATGCGTGATTTTTTATGCTTTGTGTTACGAGTTCACGCTGAGGTTTTGTTAGTTTAATGTTACCATAGTCTGTAATCCATTTTTTGGACTTTGTATCCAAGTAATGTGTTACGCCAAATGGCTGATGCCTTTTAGCATCCAACAGGATGGTAGGCATAACATTAGTTACATTCTTCAAGAATTCTTGCAGTTCGGTTGGTTCAATGTTATGTAGTTCGGTAACATATCCGCCTTTATTATGTTTGGATATTGTTATACCTTGTCCTTTGTATAACATATTAAACACAACCTCCTTGGCTTCATTCTCTCTTGCTTCTTGTTGTTGTTCCAATTGTCTATCGTGAGACTCCAAAGCGTCCGTAACATTAGACGAATTATCGTCGTCCTTTGGTTCGGTCTCTTTGTTATCCTTTGTTTTGCCACTACAAAAATCATTAAAAGTAGTAGCATCCATAACATATTCCGTAGGTGATTCTGCGTTCAATGTTATAAATTGACCTACTTTTTCGGGGTTATTCTTAACATATTTCCCCATAGTAGCAAGACGATAGAAATAGGCTTTGCCCATATTAAATGTAACACTAATTACATCCTCCATCGTAACATCAATCTTTTTCTTCTTTCGTAACTCTTTACACTCCGCAGAGTTAAAATAGACACGAAAGTCGTAACACAATTTAGACAATTCCACTAATTTTAGGAAGCGATTGTGCCTAATGTTACGAAGTTCTGTTAGTAACTTTTTAACATCAGAAAATTTCACGATGTTACGAACCGAAGGTAAAGCAACAAACAAAGCGACTGCATTCAAAACTGACTTATTCATAACAATATATATTTTGTGTTATGTTTTTGTGCAATGTTATGAGGATTTGCACTTATCCGATTTATGCATTGTTATGGGAATGCATACCCAAAGCCAATCCGAAAAAAGCATAACACAATTTTATTGTGAGAACATTACTCACATTGTGTTATTTAATTTTTCAATATGTCAGAGAACGAATCGTCGTAACACATTACGCATCCCTGCGACCTTTACTAACGATACCCAAAGATACGAAGGAAATTTCAATTTACCAATACCCATACAAGGCCATAAAGCGGCATTTTGGCCGACAGTTTACCAATAAGATGTGAGATGTGTTATGAATTTCCTATTTGAAAAGTATACTATAGTAGACTTTATGTAGAATGTGTTACGAAAATTGCCTATCAACAAAGGTATACTATAGTAGACTTTTTGTAGAATGTGTTATGAAATGTAGCAAAACCCTGGATTTGCTATATGCCCACGATAGTGAATTTGTTGTTACAACAATGATTTATTTTTTCCGTATTACTTACAAGCACTAATAATTGTGTAATATGTTATAGAATAGTGTAGCAATAAAAACTTTTAGTAATTTTTGGGTGTATCGTAACACATTGTTTTGCATTAGAGGTTTGGGGAGGGTGTATCGTTTTGTTATAACAACATAAAATTCAGCCACATACATAAAATCATTTGTTACAAAAATGATGTGTTATGAGTAATCCTGTTTTTCAAATAAAAATATGAGATGAAAAATCACAATGTGTTATGAATACACCTGGACTCAGTACAAAGTCGTTTTGTTATAACACAACCATTTGTAAAACAATATGGATTTGGTAAGAGATGTGTTATGAAAAGATGTGTTACACAATTAGATAAATGATGTGTTACACGAATGAGATAAAACTTGTGTTACAAAACAAGACATCCTGTGCAATCATTGGTTTTGTTATAACACAACCACTTACCGAACGAACGATTTTTACTTTTCATAACAATGCTAACCAAAATAATGTGTTATAACAATGCGAGTTAGTCATCATTATTTTTGCTCAAAAATAAAAATAGGTTTTATATATTTTTAGTCATTAGAAAAACAATGTGTTGTAACAATGCTATGATAAATAATATGTTATAACACAACCACCTTTGTATCCAATAAATTTATTGTAGCAATTATTCATAACATTGATTACAATTTTATCGTATCATTAAACAAACAATAGCATTGTTATATAACACATCATTGTTTTTTTGTCATCATTTTTTTTAGAATAAAAATCAATCATTGTTATAACATTGCCTAATTGTGCTTGTTGTTTTAACAAATGATACACTAAATGTAGTAGAGCAAAACTAAATATATTGTTGTAACAACAGATTGACTAATGGATTGTTTATTCAATGTTACAAATAGGGGGGATGACTTTCATTTTTGAAACTGAACTAGAAAAATTAGGGGTAAAGCCCAAAATTCCATCCATACAATTTCCAAAATTCCATCCACAGAGATCCCTATTTTGAATAGGGAGTGCTATATCTATATTATTATATAGAGGGAAATTAGGGGGGTACCAAAAAAGTGCCCTAGCGATATCAAAAACAGCGTTTTTTATTGACATATAATTCACAATGTGGCCAAATTCACCAAAAATGTGGCCAAATTCACCACATTTGTAAGAACATTTGGGGTAAAAAGGGGTTACTTTTACGATATGGCAAAGTTTTTAAGGAAGAGGCAGCTTGTGGATACTCAGACGGGGGAGGAATTCCTTTCGGATGAGCGTATTAGTGTTTTAGGGAGGTCCGCATGGGACAGGGCGAGGTTTGTAAAGATGTTTATTCCCGGGTTGGAGGCTTTGGTTAGGCTAAAGCCATCGGAGATCGCCTTGGCTATGTACGTTATGACCAGGCTGAAGAGTGGGTCCAGGGTGGTTCAGGTGGAGTTTCAGGGGTATTGTGAGTGGGTGGAGCCTATTGTGGGGAAGAAGCCTGATCGATCTTCGTACCACAAGGCGGTTAAGGGCTTGGTTGGCGAGGGCTGGATGGCGAAGTCCGGAAAGGAGTGGTTGATTAACCACAACATGGCTTTTGTTGGCGATAGGGGGAAACATTTGGTTTCAAGCACGGTCTCTTTGGTGCGTTCAAACGAAACTATTGAGCCCTAGGGTGGTTATAGGGGCATGAACATGAACATCGTTATGTCGTATCCGGGTATCATCGTGGAGATGATGGAGGATTACTACGAGTCCGGAAAGGATTTTGAGGAAATAAAGTACAATCATGCAAGGTATTTTATAGAGAAAAACTATTATCTTTACAGAGACCTTGTGTCAAAGGACTTGGCTTTTTATGAAAAAGCCTTTAACTTGATGACTACAAGAGGGGACTACAAAGACAAAATACTTACTAATGAAAGATGAATCAATAGAGGGAAGAGTTTTAGAGCCATACGGTTTTGAATATGTAAATTCGTCCTGGATGAGTGACGAAGCGGATGGCCCGGGGTATTGGCGGAGTGCTACGCACAAAGTCATAAAGCACGAAGACGACCGGTACACGATCTTTCAGTTTGGCGAAATCAGCGATTACGACGAAAAGAACAAGATTTTCACGGTGTCGCACTTTGATGAGTTAGGTTTTGTGTGCTTTTTTGGGATGATTGATTGGGAGGACGAGGAGTTTTGCGACAAGTTGCTGACGATGGTTGGGGCGATCATAGAGATTGATCACGACTTGGACGACGTCTTTGGGGAAGACGAGGAGTGAACAAAGCACAAAGCCGTATTGTTAATGATGCAGAACTAACAAAATTATGGCAAGTGCAATTCGCTTTACCGAAGTAATTAACAACAACGGAACCGCTCTCACGGGGAATGCTCTTCGTGAAACGGCCATTTCCTCTGACGACTTTAAGTGGGCTTACGCTGGCGCTAGTGGCACTAGCAACCGGTACGTAGAGTTCTACGACGCGCAGATTGGTGCCGATCGGGTAGCAACCATCACCACGGCGTCTTATACGGCCCTTACGGGCGTTTCGGGCACACTCACCCAGGTTACAAGCTCGGTTAGCGGTATTGGCAAGTACGATGCTCCCGTTACAGGTATTTCTACGGCAACGGGTACATTTATCGTTAACTTGGAGCACATCGCCATTGCCTACTTAACGGCATCGGGTTCATCCAATGTCCAGTATGTATTCAGGGACAAGTGTTTTGAGTTTGCCATTACGAGTACCCCTTCAGACTTAAACACAGTGGCTACTACTAGCAACGCGATTAAGGTGATGTCTGTTCCTTTCCTGCTTCGCTTTATGAGCAACAACCGGGTATTGAACACGTCCACATCCGGTGCATCTGGTTGCATCTTTGCTTTCTCAAAGCTTAAATCCGCAGGGGTTATTGAAAACGACCGTCGTTTTATTGACGCAGGAGTTACAGGCGTGGTCAGCGAGATTTACCTTGACACCCCAGATAATTTGGTTTTGGCTACCACAATTCCTCTTACAACCATTATTCCCGGATTCTAATGAGTGCAAAACTTATCTTCTTTGATTTTGTAACCGAGGCTGGGGCTCCAAACTCCCCTTGCGCAATTAATGCTTCTCAAATCGTGTACATGTATACTACGCAGTCTACAAAGACTGCCGCTGTATTCACGAATGGCGACACAATGATTGCGAATCAAACATTGGCATCATTCAAGTCCGGAGAACTATCCCAAGGATTGGGTGAGTTTGTGTCTATTGGGACTCCCGACTCGTGCAACAAGGCTCTTTGGGGATCGTCAAGAGGAGAAGTGTTAGTCAATACGACCTATTTGGCTCAACTTCAGCGCAGCTTTCCTAAAACAACGGTTGTACTAAGTCAGCCAAGCAGCAACCCGGCAATATTTGTAACTAGCAAGGAAATAAACACTATTGTTAACGATTCTAGAGTAAATGAATCTCCATTCAATTACATAAGCCTAGATGTAACTCAGACAAGCACAAACGCTCCGTTAATCAACTCTGTATACAGCAATGTTGGACTTACAGCGGCGCAAGTAACCGGGTCTAGGAGTGCCGCTGGCACATATGCTTTGGCATTCCCTACTGGGACACCGATTGGAACATCTCCATCTTTTTTCGTTTCCTCTCCAACCGGGGCAACAAACAATCCGATTGTAAAGATTTCGGCAACATCAGCAACCGGACTTGGCATAGTAACTCAAGGCTCCGGATTTACCAATGCTGACGGCATTTTGTCAAACACCAAAATCAACATCCTATCTTGGCCGACTTTTTCGGTAACACCGGCAATTGGCGATCGGACTCAAGGTGGCATCATTTTTCATATTGATTCATCTGCAAGAAAAGGTTATGTTCTTTACGAAGGAATAATTAACACCGGGGTTGTTTGGTGTACGCCCACAGGTACAAACGTAACTGGAGTGGGAATACTTACCGCCTCAGGATCGCTAGCTATAAGTCAAAGCGCTGCCAATACGGCGATAATTATTGCCGCAGCAACAGGCACAGGCGCCGCTGCTGAGGCAGACGCTTTTTCTGCAACGGTGAATGGAGTCACGTACAGCGATTGGGCGCTTCCTTCCGAGGGTGCGCATTCAGCCATTTACAACAACCTATTATACTCCCAAGGAGACCCATTTGGATTGACTAATTTTATACCAGCAAATACGGCATTTTGGTCGTCAAATCAGCAAGGCGCGAGTAGTGGTAGGCAATACGTATTTGCCCTTCCGGCTCCAATCCCTCAAGCAGCATCCAAAGGCTTAAGCAGTAGCGTTTTAGCAGTTCGCGAGTTTAGTTTCTAGGCATAGAAACAACATTTCTTAAATGCTATTTAAAATAAGTCAAGAGGATGTCTTTGATGACAATCCTCATTTGTCCATCCTTACGGAGTTCAAGGGCATAACGTCGGACGAGTTCAAGTTCGTGGCCCTGTACGCGGATTGGAAGTCCCCCTACAAGAACCTATCACCCGAGGAGCGCTACCAAAAAGTACTCCTCAACGTGTCTTCAGTCCGCAAGGACAAGATCGGTAAGTACATTGAAGCATACCACGACATGCAGGGCATTGGTTCGGAAAGAGAGTCCCTGGAAGCCCTAGAGGCAGCCCTATCCGAGATACGCAAGAGGCTCAAAGGAGCTCAAGGCTTAGAGGCCGACGAGATTAAGAAGCTTTCCGCATCGCTCATTGACCTGACCAAACAGCGTAAGGCCATTGAGATCATGATCAACACGGAGATGAACATGGACATACAGAAGGATTCTTCTGCCGAGGACGAGATGTCCGCTATTGACAGCTTTCACGCATGAAGCAAAGCCTGGTTGATTACCTATTCAACAGCGCCTTTGACGTCAACGAGAGGGTCAGGTACTACTTGGACAAGATTGGACAAATACAGATGTCCACTTACAAGCCCAAGAAGATGATTATTCCTTCGTTTTCCAGCCGGACCGAGCAGTCCAAATGGGAGAACGAACAGATACGCAGGACGAGGTTTGGGCATGATGGCATCTGCGGGATGATGTACATGTACACCTACTTCTGGAAGATGAAGTCCAAGAACGGGGGGCTTATTTCCCCGGAGTTTCGAAGGTGTAACGCGGAGTTCTTTAACCTCATTGAGTCTTGCCTGTACGGCGAGTCAAGCCTCTACCCGGACAATACCGGTAGTGGCGTCATCCTTGGTGGACGGCGACGTTGGGGCAAGTCCTACAGCCTTGCCAACGCGATGTACTGCACGGCAATCCACAATCCCTATTCGGAGATTGGTTTCACATCCAAGTCCGAGGAGGACATGAAGAAGTTCATGAGCGACGTGCTGAAGACCGGGTACAACAACCTGCCGTCTTTCCTACGCGCTACATCTATGGCCGGTAACTCGGCGTCGCGCCTAGAGTTCGCCAAGAAGATTCGCGACAAGGACGGCAACATCAAGAAGGTGGGCCTTAACTCGGTGATCTTTGGCCGTTCCCCTGAGCCGACGTCGTTTGAGGGATCCGGTATGCGCATGGTGGTGTACGAGGAGCCCGGCAAGTGGGACCCAGGGCAGCTAAAGCAGAACTGGTCCTATACGGAGCCGGCTTTGGCAGCGGATGATGGTATCACCCGGAAAGGCGTTCCCATCCTGGCCGGTACGGCGGGAGATGCTGCAGAGAATGGCGATGACTTCAAGGACTTTTGGTACAACGCGGAGGGCTATGGCCTTATCCGCTACTTTGCTGCCGGCTGGAGCGGCTTTATGATTGACAACGAGCTAGGCAACGAGAACGTCGTTGAAGGGTTGAAGTATATCCTTAGTGAGCGCGAGAAAAAGCGTAAGCAGTCCATGAAGCGGTATTACGACTTTATCGTTCAGTACCCCTTGGAGGCTGAGGAAATGTTCATCCAGGTGGGTGATTCGCCTTTTGACGTGGAGTTGATTAACAACCGGATCGCGCACTTGGACACCCATCCACCCAAGATGAAGAGGGGTCTGTTCCGTAAATCCAACGACAAGGTGGTATTCATTCCCAAGGAGGACGGGGATGTCATCATGTTGGAGGAACCCTCTGACGACGTTCAGTATGCCGCCGGGTGTGACCCGACGGATGGCGCCAAGAAAGAAGGCATTGGCTCGGACCTATCGTTCTTTATCGCGAAGGGGTTGCACCTAGGGGAAGAGGAGACGCACAGCGGTGGTGCCGTGTTGCAGTACACGGCCAAGCCCAAGGACATGAACGAGGCTTACGAGCAATGCGCCCTGGCGGTGGAGTACTACAGCAAGAAGAACACCTGCACGGTGTTGATTGAAAGAAACAGGGCCCGAATGATATCCTACTTCCAAGATAGGGACTTGACGAAGTTTCTGGCGAAAAAACCACCCAAGATTGGCAAATTAGCCAGACCGGGGAATGTCATAGAATACGGGGTCTACATGGACGAAATGGTTAAGGATCAGATGATTGGCGTTATTGATGATGACCTGACGTCCAACATTGAACATTACCATTACTCCGATTTGCTGTCGGATTTGGCCAATTACAACCCAGAAAACAAAAAAAGAAAATATGACCGAGTAGATGCTTGGGGCCTTACCTTGATTAATTTACGAACGGTAGCCAAAAGTCGTTTGTTAAGAAAAGAGACAAGCAATGACCTATTCAAGGGATTTGACTATGTTTTCAGTAAGGAGGGAAAACTACAACGTAAATGAGCGCTACCGCAATACAAACAACTTTCCCCAATATGTGGGTCCAAGACTCGCAGAAAGGGGAGGATTATCACAAGCAAGCCATCTTGGCTATTCTTGGGCAGACGGTAGCGAACGGTTACATTCCCAACCTTTACACAGCCATGGACCGGTCCATGAACTTCTACAATGGAGACTACGACCTTTCCAAGAAGTTTGACTTCCTGCAGAAGGATTACAACGGGCGGAGCCTTCCGGCATTGTGGATTAACTTCAACAAAATCCGCAACAAGGTCAACCTCCTGGAAGGGGAGGTGGCTATTCAGAAGCTAGACGTATCGTGTAAGACACTAAATCGTGATGCTGTATCTAGGAAGATGAAGAAGAAATCTTCCATTGTAGCACAAAAGATTATGATGTCTGTCATTCCAAAGATTGATCCGACAGGCGAACTTATTGAGATGAAGGAGCCGGATTTTATTCCGTACTCTGAAGAAGAATTAGACCTCTACATGCGTTCCTCTTACAAGGAACCCATTGAGCGCACCATGGACTCCATCTTACGCTATGAGATTGAGAGGGATAAATACGTGCAGACCAGGCTTGCCTTTTGGAGGGACATCCTGATAACCGGCCGGGCTATTGGTAAGCACGAGCTCAAGTACGGAAAGCCACACATCCGCCGTGTAGACCCTCGTTATGTCATTGTAGATCCTTATGTTTTTGATGACAGCTTTAGCACCTCGGCTTTCATTGGCGAGTGGCGCTATGCTCCGGTAACAGAGGTCTGCGACACCTACGGTCTAACGCTTGAAGAGCTTAACACGATAAGGTACGACCAAGGTTCTTGGCTATGGGGTGGTTATTCGCAGAATGGAACGAACTTCTTGTTGCCTTACATCACCGTGAACAATCAGTTTATGTGCTTGGTGTTTTACGCGGAGTGGAGGGACATTCGCCAGGTACGCGCCAAGGTAACCGTGGACCAATATGGCGGTGAGCATGTCAAGATCCTCGGGAAAGACGAAAAACCAAAGTTGACGGAAAAGGAGAAGGAGAATGGAGGACGCATTGAAACAAGGAATGTTGAGACAATTCGCAAGGCGACCCTTGTGGGGTCTAGCATTGTGAAGGAATGGGGCGAGATGAATAACATCGTTAGGGATAGCGTCGACAATCCGGTGAAAGCCGAGTACAGTTACACGATTATCTCCCCGCAGTACACCAACTTTAGGACCGTGTCCAAGGTTGAGGAGATGTCTGCTCTGCAGGAGTTCAAGGACCTGATCATGTACACCGTGCAGCAGGAGATGTCAACGGCAGGCCGTAAGGGTTTTGTCTACGACCTTCGCTACAAGCCGGACAACCTGCAGTTGCAGGACGTGATGTACTACCTGAAGACCTCCGGTATTGCGTTTACGAGTAGCGGACAGGAGGCGGTACCGCCCAATGGTAACCCATTCCCGAGCATTGACACGGGTATCTCCAATTCAATTAACCTATACCTCAACTTGGCGTCGTACATCGACATGGAAATCGACAAGATTTCTGGAATCAACGACGCTCGCCAAGGCTTTCAAAAAGGGGATTCTCTTGTTGGAGTGAATCAGATGGCGGTCATGCAAAGCAGTCTTATTACTCAGCCGTTGAACAAAGCGTTTGAAATTTTTGAGAACGAGCTGTTGCAGAAGTATGCCAACTACATCAAGACGATTTTCCCATTCTTAAAAGAACAATATGAGCCAATTGTCTCGCAAATCGGCATTGACCTTATGGAGATTGATGAAGATGTACCTCTTCAGGATTATGGTATTTTTATCAAGGTTAACTCCGATGATATTATGAACAATAGGCCGAAGTTTGAGCAACTTGTTAGTTCCGCCGTACAGGCTAACAGCCTAAGTATTTCCGAGGCTATGGTTCTTTTATTCAATCCAGACACCAAAGAGGGCGTCAAGAAGTTCCTTGCACTCCAAGACCGAAAAGCATCTCAAGCGGAACAATCGCAAGAACAGCAAATGATGATGCAACAACAGATGGCTCAACAGCAAATCATTGGAGATACTGAGAAACAAATTCAAGTTGACAAGGCTCGTTCCGAGAACAAAGGACAACTCCAAATGTTAAGGGAGGAGTTAAAGAATCGCACGATGGAGCAACAAACTCAACTTGATATGCTCAAAAAAGAGCAAGAACAGAACTTCAACCTCATCATTGAGGCATTAAAAGAACAAAAAACCCAATAAACATGTCAGAAGATTTAGATTTGCTAGCCCTTCAGAAACTGACGGGCGAGGCGGAATCTCATTCGCCCATAGGCGATGAGAACGAACAAGCGGCACTAAACGCCCTTAATGGTCAGCCAGAGGCGCCTCCACAGCCTGTGGCACAAACTCCCGAAGCTCCGGCAGAAACTGCCCAAGACTTGGAGGAAGAGGCAGATGTTGATGATACTGCAAACGAAACGGGTGCAGAAAATGTTAATGCAGATGAGAACCCTAACACGGACCTCAATTTCGACATTGATTTGGACGAAGGCGTTGAAGTACCTGCTGCGGATGATTTCGTAACAAAGTACAAAAACGAGTTTGCGGACCTTGGACTTGAGGGAGTTAACACCTCCCAAGATTTTGTAGAAAAGTTCAAGAGCCTAAAACAGGAGTTGGAGGAAACGAAAGAATCCACCAAGACCGTATTCGCCAGTGACATGATCCGAGAGGCGAATGAGATCATGAAGCAGGGAGGCGACTGGCTGAGTTATTTAGGCTTGTCTACTCTTGATTACGACTCAGTTCCAGATGTGGACCTTTTGTCGTATGAGCTTAAATCCGACTTTGATACAAAGGAGGAACTTGATGAGTACATTGCCTCCCTTGACGAGACCCAAATTCGCCTTAATGCGAAGAGGATACGAAAGGACTTGAAGTTGCAGCAGGAAGTTCAGAAGCAACAGGTTGCTTTACAAGCGCAAGAGCATCAGCGTGTTTACGATGATAACCTTCGCAAGGCAATCAATAGCATCGAAAAGGTGGACAGGGTCAAGGTCAAAGACCAAGACCGGGCAAGCATTCAAAAGATGCTCACCACTTACAACGATAAGGCTAAGGCAACTGAGTTCCAGATCAAGCACTTCCTGAAGCCTAATGGAGAACCGGATTTCCAAAAGATGGTGCAAAGCGCCTACAAATTGGAAATGTTCGACAAGGTACTTGAGTACGCTACTCGTAGCGCCAAGAATTCAGGAAAAGCCGCTGTGATTCAAAACCTGTCCAACGTAGAGAGACCGAAGGCAACAAATATCGCCGAGGCTACTCCACGAAAGGCTTTGTCTACTGTTGAATCCGAAGTTGAAAGGTTGAGAAAGGGTGAAAAACCTTTGTTCTAAACTTAAATAAACAAAAAAATGGCTTACATTAATACAATCAATCCAAACAATGCTACCCCAAATACCATCAGAACTGGTAATGTGGATAGCACCTACGTTTTTGGTGGAATCCAAAAACCCGATTTCAGCGACTATATCACGTATCGCTTCCCTCAGTACACCATTACAACCCTCTTGAGCCGTATCGGGCGCAAGAACCCCGTTGTCGGTAACGATGTTTTCAACTGGTTTGAAAAAGGCAAATTCCGTCAATCGGTTGCTGCATCTGCCGCTACTGGTGCTTCTGGAGACACAACTGGAACAGTCACATACGCAGCCGGTACCCAAGCTTCGTTCTTGACCGGAGATGTAATTCGCTTTGAGAACAATGCTTATGCGATTGTTACCGGTATCACTAGTGGTGGTGGAGGTAATGGGGCTTCTGGTACATTACAGCTTCAAGCCTTGGGCACCAACTTTGGCGTAAGTATCGCAACTGCCGGAATCAAGTTTGCTCACTTATACAACTTGCAGGCTGAATATTCTGATAGCCCATCCGGTCGTGTATGGCAGGAAAACCAGGTCAGCGAGTACCTCGGCATTATGCGTCGTTCTGTGGTCTGTTCCACGACTCAAGGATCTAACCTCAAGTACGTAAAGAAGTCTGACAGCGAGTGGTCTTACTACTACATCAACGAGATGGAAACCATGCAAGAGATGGCCATGGACCGCGAGATGTACATCTTGGCCGCAAAGTCAAACGGATCAGCTACAACTGGTAACGTAATGTCTGGTCGCCTTGGAGGTAATGGTATCTTGCCACGAATTCAGGCAGATGGTGTTGTTGGAACCTATTCTTCTGCTATTGCGGAAACAGACTTGGCCGAGCAAGTTCGCTTGATGTGCTTGAACAGTAACGGAAGCGAGTTTACTGTGCTTTGCGGTAGCTCTGCCTATGCTGACGCTCAGTTCGCACTCCGCGACTACACCTTGAACGGTGGCATCAGCTTCGGTGTGTTCTCCGGCGATGGTCTTATGACCGGATTGAACATTACCAAGTACAAGTTCATGGACAAAATCTTGAACTTTGTTCTGTACTACCCATTCGCCAACGAGGCCCTGTTCCCTGCTCCTGCCACTTCAGGCATCAACTGGGACAAAGCCATGCTGTTCTTGAACATGGGTACCGACGATCGTGGCAACCCACTCATCAACTTGCGCTACAAGCAAGACCTGTTGGGTCAGAGCCTTGAGTTCCGTCGCACCGTCCAAGAGGGTATCACTACCCCAGAGGCCGGTTCCGGAGCCGCTCGTTCTAACGGTAAAGATGGATTCACAGTAGACTTCTACTCTTCCATCGGTGTTGAATTGCGCGCAGCCAACAACCACGGCTTGTTGTACGCAGCGTAATCCCTCTTAACTGAGGAAACGAAGCCCTCGCCCACAAGGCGGGGGCTTTTGTTTTGGAACTGAACGAAATTTTATGTGTTATAGTGTCATAAATTTTTAAAAAATGCCAGTTAAACAAAGCGACTTTGAGTTCTTTCTTTTGCAGTCCGGCAATGGGAGCACTTTCCATTTTTCGGAATACAAGACCTTGGATGGTGTAGTCCATAGACTAACGGAAACGATTTTACCTGATGGCCGGACTCGTTATAAGCGGTTTCACTTTAATGTAGGTGAGCCTATGGTCGTGCATAAGTTAAACAAAGAGTTGCTTGATTTTTTGACAAATCATCCAAACAACCCGGAATCTCCATGGTTTAATGGAAACGCTTTATTCAAAAGGCTACAGCCAGAAGTTGAGTCAAAGTTACGTATTGAGGACAAACTCCTAAATGCAAAGGCAATCACATTGGCCTCTGAACTGAAAGGAAGAAGGCTTCTTGAGGTCGCATCGCTATGTGGAATGTTCTACGATGAGGAAGATGAAATCATCGCATTTGAAAACGTTTTGACTTACGCAGAGCGCAATCCAAAACAGTTCCTAAAGATTTACGCAATTCCTAATCGTGAGGCCCGAATGCGTCACTTGGTCCGAACCGCCATTGGGCGAGGAGTTATCACAACAAACGATGGCGTATATCGCTTTGGTAGCTACACCTTGGGCGTTGACGAAGACTCAACCATTGGGAAAATTGTAAACGAGAAGGAAGTCCTTGAGATGATTGAGAGCCGTCTTGGATTCTTGGAATCCGACAGGGAGGCGAAGGCTGAGAAGCCCGCTCCAAGCGTTGCCCCGGAGCCTGTGCAGGAAGAGCCAGAGATTACCATGGCCGATATCAACAAGTACGCCAGGACCAGGAAGCCCCAATAAGGAGCACAAGTAATGCCATCAACATTTACAGATACAGAGCTACGCATCTTGAGGTACCGAAAAAGGTACCCAGATGCTAGTCCTGTTGAAATAGCCGCAAATATCGGATCTTCGTCCGATAGGGTGGCTACGTTTTTGGCTACTCAGGCGTCACAAGTTCCTGTTCCGCAAGTGCAGCTTGATGAAATAGAGACGGCCTACATTGAGCAAAACGATTTGATTCTGCGATTTGTCAGCGGCCGATTGGTCAATGCCGGCAGGGTTGTTGGCAGCAATGGTGCTACTGGACCTGCGGGTCCAGCCGGAGCATCTGGAAGTACAGGACCACAAGGACCACAAGGACCAACGGGACCGACGGGTCCACGAGGGCCTATTGGGGTAGCATGGCAAGGACCTTATGCCCCATCAACTGTCTATTTTCGAAACGACACCGTCAGTTATGGAGGAAGCAGCTGGATATGCGTTGTAGCACAAACAACTCAGACTCCGAGCATAGAATCAAGTGATTGGGAATTACTGGCATTGGTTGGCGATGTTGGACCAACTGGTGAAACAGGTCAACCGGGAACACAAGGCGCTCAGGGTAATCCTGGGCCTCCTGGCGCTCCAGGGGTTCCTGGGGAACGAGGCCCAGCTGGAGAGGCAGGTCCAAAGGGAGACCCAGGCTCTAATGGCTCACAAGGTCCAACAGGCCCACAAGGACCGCAAGGACCAGCAGGGGCACAAGGGCTACAGGGATTCCCTGGAGAACCTGGGCCTCCTGGCGAGGCGGGGCCACAAGGTGCGCAAGGCGCAACAGGGCCCGCGGGTCCTGGGTTCAGCAATGGAGATGCCAAGGGCGACATTAAGTATTGGGACGGGTCTTCTTGGAAGAACTTAGCTGTAGGCACAACCGGCCAAGTGCTGACTGTTGGAGAAAACGACGACCTAGAATGGACTGACAAGTAAAAGACTTTCAGTTGGTTTGTTAAGGGAGCTTCGGCTCCCTTTTCTTTTGAACCCGTGTGTTGGATTGTTTGTTAAATGAAAGATAGAGGTATAAAATGACTACAACAGAACTAAGCGCAAGGTTTGATTTGATTTGCGATAAGGTGGGTTCTCCCTACTTTACTGCGACAGAAAAAGCCGATTTCTTCAATACGGCTCAATTGAGCATTATTGACGAGATTATCTTCCCGACCAAAAAGCAAGACCGAAAAGATGTCGACATTTTTGACTTCAGCCGGGAGGATGCTTTTCAACAAGGCATCGGCACTTTGGTAAGGACCGTCACAGTCGCGGGCGTTGGTGCAGGAACTAGGGAAATATCGTTTTCTGTAATAAACACTTCTCTAGGAAGTGGATCTACATCGCTTTACAAGGTCATTGACTTCCTCGTACAAGACGCAACCGGGTCTACAACGAACTATAACAGTGCCAAAAGAGTTAGGACCATCAATGCTGCATCAAGGGTATATGGAAATCTTAGGACTTTTAACTCTTTCA